AGCAACGTTAGCAATTTTTCCCAAACTTACGGAATTGTCCTTTATCTGGGAAGAACCTTTAATTTGTAAAGCCATTTTTTTCTCCTTTTAAAAAAAATGTAAATTATGATTTAATTATATATTTCTCACTTCACATAATTATATATAATCTCACCATACTATAAAGTTAAAATTTTTTATAAAATAACACATTATTTATTAAGATTTTATAATATATCTAATTTCCAATTTATCGTCTTCGGATATTATACCATTATTGAAATTAATTTTACTCTGAGAAGCAGATGTTACTGAATAAGTAAAAACCTTTCCCGCAACTGTGGACCCATTCCCAGGAGCAGCAATAGCAAGTTTATCAGCATCAGAAGATAGTGATATAGTATAGCCAAAATTTACTGCACCTGAAGGTATATCCGAAACTGAAGTTCTATAGTCCCAAGAACTTGTAGTGGGATCCCAATCAAATATTTGCACATTGTTAGAATTACTACTTGGAAAATACTCTGCAACAGATAAGACAGTACCGTCACCATTAACTTCCGCAGACCAACCAAAAGTTCCATTAGAAGATGGACTGTTAGATTCTAAAACACTTCCTCGTTGAGTCCAAGCATTGTTAGAAGAACTCCAATCATAAACATATACTCCACCTTGATTTGAATCGTCTCCTTCCCAATAAGGTGCTCCAATAAAAAGGATTTCACCGTTAGCAGATAAAGAAACAGATCTACCATATTGATCGGATGATGCTTGGTCTGAAGCAATTAATACTGCATCATCAGCAGTCAATGTCATATCGTTTTCATCAGTAATTTCAACATTATCAATATAGACATATCCAGTAGGACTAGGAAGGTGTCCATAGAATATACCTATCTTGAAACCTTCATCTGAAACCATATCATCATTAGCATCAAATTCAAACACAATAGTCCCACTAGTTCCAGAAACCACATCGTTTATATCTGGATAAGCAACAGCATATGCAGCAGCAGCTGCATAATTTGTTCCTGATTTTGGGAATATTCCATACTTAATATTTTTCACATTATCACCATCAGCATTACCAGTTGATCCTGTCCAATCATGAACACCAATTTTAAGTTTATAAGTTTGACCAGAAACCATAACATCTGTAGAAACAGTTTGTATAGCCCATCCCCAATGTCCACTACTACCTGTAAGTTTTACTGAACCACCGTATTCAGAAGACCAAACAGCAGAGGAACCAGAACCAGAATCATCTAAAGTCCAGTCATTAGCATTGGAAGCAAAAGTTCCATTACTTACAACAGTATCACCATAAGACCTTTGAACCCATTTATCAGCAGTTCCATCACCATCAGTGTCTTTCCAATCATAAGTATAAACTGCTCCATGATCAGAACCAGAAGATGCGTCCCAATAAGCAGCACCTACAGAGAGAATAGTCCCATCGGAACTGATAGAGACATTCGAGTGATAATCACTTGCACCAGCATCACCTGCTACAATTGTTGAACCTTGTTTGTCCCAACTACTAGTAGAAGAGTTCCATTTATATACATATGCAGCACCTTGATAAGTTGCGGTATCAGTATAAAGAAGAGCACCTACAGCAAGATAAGTTCCATCAGAAGATAATCCTGTTGATGTCCCAAATCTAACATTATTGGTAGCATCAGTAGGTGGTGAGAAAACACTACCCCTCTGAACCCATGTGTCACTAATTCCATCACCATCAGTATCTGACCAGTCGTAGACGTAAACTCCACCATGATTAGAACCCCCACCTGACCTATCCCATAAAGGGGCACCCACAGTCATAACATTTCCATCTTGAGAGATAGAAATTCTGCCATATTGGTCAGATGCTGCTTGGTCTGAAGCAGTTAAATCAGCATCGTATTTACTAACGGAACCAGAAGTTCCTGCAGTCACCCAATAATCATTATTTGTTCCAGTGTCAGCTGAATATCTCAATTTCTGACCGTTCAAATAAATATTAGACAAATCTTTAAATTCATCCTCAATATCTGTTGAAACTGTTACATAATCATTAGACTCATCATCAGAACTCACTGAAGAGTACTGTACAACTTCTTTCACCTTAACAAATTCGCCAGTAGAATCTACCATCAACATGTCTTTCGATTCTAAATCAGAATAACCACCAGAAGCAACTTGATCACCAGTGTATTTTTTAATAGACTGCTGAGAAGCAACATGTACTGCGGAATCAGAAGCCATATCATCTTCATCTAAGAAGAAGTTGATCATGGATAATTCAACAGCATCCTCTTGAATAGTAGTTGCAATGTTAGGACTATTATCTCCAGAAAAAGTTGCGGAACCAGAAACATCACCAGAAATTTGGAATGTTACATCAGTAGCGTAAGAAATATCTCCTTCAATATCAGCAACCAAAGAAGCCTTGTTGTTAGATACATCAGCAACCGTTGTGCTTGGTTCTGACGTTAAGTCCTTAAATAACTTAAACTTTCCATCAGACTCATCTCTGAAAAGACCAGCATACTTGTCTGAACCGTCATTATAAAGACCATAGAAACCTAGATCTGAACTGTCAGTAGAATTTCCATGACCTGTTTTGATCATTGGATCTTCAACCTGTAAAGTTGCAACATTTGCTTGAACAGTATCTCCGTTTACAGTCAAATCACCTGTTACAGTCAAATTCCCACCAATGGAAGCATTAGCAGAAGTAGAGATACTAGCAGAAGACATGGACCCAGAAAGAGATGCTGAAGCAGCGCTTAAAGCTCCAGAAAGAGATGCTGAAGCAGCACTCACAGCACCAGTAATAGTAGCAGTAGCACCACCAACATCACCAGTAGCATTTAAGTCACCAGATAAGTTGGCATCTACAGTAGACAAATTACCTGATAAAGTTGCTGAAGCAGCACTCAAAGCTCCATCAAAAGAAGCGCTAGAAGAACCAGTTAAAGCACCAGTAACACCTAGAGTTCCGCCTATGGTTGAATCACCAGTAATAGTTGCTGTAGCACCACCAACATCACCAGTAGCATTTAAGTCACCAGAAAGGTTAGCATCAACAGCAGATAAATTACCTGATAAAGTTGCTGAAGCAGCACTCAAAGCACCACTGAAAGAAGCAGTAGAAGAACCACTCAAAGCACCAGTAACACCTAGAGTTCCACCTATGGTTGAATTACCACTGATAGTTGCAGTAGCACCACCAACATCACCAGTAGCATTTAAGTCACCAGAAAGGTTAGCATCAACAGAAGAAAGATTTCCAGACAAGGAAATGGATTCACCACTTAAAGCAGATCCAGTTATATTAGCAAATTGAACATTATCATCAGTATGTAAATCGGCGATTTTTCTAACATCAGCGCCAGAAAGTGCGGTCATATCACCTTCGCCAGTTGAATCTTCTGATCTACCCAAGATACTTCCAGCAGAAACCTTTATAATTTTCGAAAGGCTTACAGTATCATTTTTAACCTGAGTAGAACCTCGAAGTTTTAATGTCATTTTTACTCCTTGAAAAGTAAATCATATAACATAATTTAATATTTTCAAGTTTCACCTTAATCTTATATATAAGACTTTTTAAGGTTTGGAGTAAAAAAGTTAAGATTTTACATAAATAATTTTAACTTTGTCTTCAGGATCTATTAATAATTTTGAAATATTAACTTGAGTTGGTGATAAAAAATCATATTCTGCTGGATAAGTGTTTACAATACCATTGATATGTAACTCTGAAATATTGTAATAATCTGGATCTGAAGGCAAGCTTATTTCCAAATACCCATTATCAATATCAGTTTGAGTTATTATGAAAATTTCAGATTGTAAATGATCAAGAGTTTTAGTAACAATATTAACAAACTCAAATTTTCTTAAATCACTATTATAAGATAAAGAATATCCATCATTTAAATTAGTCTTATCAAGATCATCCATATCAAGAATATTAACAGCGCCGCCACCAGTAGAAGATGAAATGAAAGCCATCCTATTGACTTGTTGATTTATTTGATTTCTAAAATTAGAAAAATCGCCCATCATTTTTTCAAGTCTAGTTTCATAGTCATCTTTAGTTTTTTGAAGTAGATCTTCATATTTATTTTCAAGGTCTATTATTTTTTGATCAACCTCTTCTTTATATGATGTATCAATTTCAGTTGGGACTTGAGTTATTAATTCTGAAGCATCAAATTCAACTATCTTATAAAAAGAATTTTCTTTTATAACACTTTTATTTTTTTCCAAATTCTCTTCTATTGATACAGTTTCTTTATTTTCTTGATCTATTGTTGAGATTTCAGGTTCAAGTTCAGGGATCTGTTCTCTTTCTTCTCTTGTTAAGATTTTTCTACTGTTTAGATTTTTCTTAAGTTTATCTATAATGTTATAGTCAAATTTCTGTTCTGGTTTAAAATTTTCCTCAAAAAGAATATCATTAACACTTTTTGATTCATCTAAACAGATTTCAAAATTATGAATATTGAAATATTCTCTAAATTCTGAATTATGAACTATTGCTTTTGAATCTAAAATAACATTGAATGGAATTTTCTCATCTAATTTAAATTCTTCTTCAAATAATAAATTAAGATTATCAATATTATTTTTTTCAATTTCAACATTAAAATTTTGAATATCAAAACATTCCATGAAAGATTTATCGCAACCCTCTTTTAAAAAGATTGAATCAATATCTATGTCAAGTTCAAAATCAATCATTTTCCCTCATCCAAAATTTCAGAAAACTTTTCTAATATTTGTGATACAGTCTTAGTGTTATTTATACTTTCTCTATTAAAAGTCACATCACTCTCATCTAAAATCAATTGTTCAGTTTTTTGTTCTTCATCATCTTTAGGTTCTGATTCTCTTGGTTCTGGGAAAGATGAAGGTGAAGAATTTGAAGTACTTCCACCAGAAGAAAGGTCTGAACCAGCATTCCCAAAATCATCAGGAGTGATTTCACCAACATCTTGTTCTTTTTCTATTTCTTTTTTCATAGCAGCAATCTCAGCATCACTAAATTTGAAGACATTATTGTACATCCATTTACGAGATAGATATTCACCAATATAAGATTCTGCTTCAGTTGCTAGGGTGAATCTTTCCCTCAACAGTTCCATACTCTTCAGTTCAGAAAAATAAGAGTTGTTAGAATAGACAAACTCAATCCTGTCTTTATTCTCATCCCACTCTTCCTTAGTCATTACACCTTTCATAATCAGTTGTGTAGATAAAAGATCATAAAAAATATCTGAAAATCTTCTTCTCAACCTATCGACAAATTTAGCAAATTTAACTTCATCTCTGGTTATTTCCCCAGACCTCCCCATATTAAAAGCAGTCTCCTGTTCTAATCTAGAAGTTGGGATATTCAATGACTTGTAAAGTTTCTTTTTGAAGTACTCAACATCTTCCATTTCACCAAGATTTGAACCAGCTGGTAAAGTCTCAATTGATGTTCCAGTTTTACCTTCTCTTCTTGGTAACCAATAATCTTCAGTCATTGTTGTGAATTTTCTATCATCACGAACTTCACCAGTAGAAGAATCATATACCAATTTATTCCTAAACCTTCTCATGATATCTTGAAGATATTGTTCTGCTTTCGTTCTTGGAAGATTACCCACATCAATATAAAATACACGTCTTTCAGGTGCTCTGGAGATGCGATATATAACCACACTATCTTCTAGCATTAATAATTGATTTAAGGTCTTCATTGCTTTGTGAAGGTGTGAGAGGACTTGTTCTTTCTCACTATCAAATAACCCAGAATGAGCATAAGCAATGTTCTCTAAAGGAATTTTAATATTTGTTGACAAATTACCTCTTGTTGAAGTGTATCCTGGTTGATAGTTTGATTGTTTATTATAAACATAATATTCTTTAACACCAGTAATATATTCAACACCAGATTTCTGGTCTGTCTTTTTTGTGATCTCTTTCACTTTCTTAACATTTAAAGAATCTAATCTTTTTACTGAATGTAATCCTCTATTTTTATTTTTATGAGGAACTTTCTGAAAAAATATTCTACCATCAATATACCAAGATTTGAAAATCTCAAATCCCTTTCCTCTAAATTCTAAAATATCCAAAATATTTGAAAACTCTTCAGAAACTTTCTTTTGAATACCTTTTGACCATTCTGTTCTTTGAAGATCAACTTTAACAGTGTCTTCTCTTTCATCTCCAACAATAGAGTCAACAACAATATCATTTATAGCTTCATCAACTTCAGGTTGAAAAGCCATATTTCTATATTTTTTTATTAAGTCTTTCTCATCTTGAAATGCACCATCATAATTTAAAGTTGTTCCTGAAGTGAAAAATACACCTGCACCATCTTTATCTTGTGATATCTCAACAATTTTAGAACCATCATCGTTTGGTTCATTTAATAGTGGTGCTACAGGTTTATCGTCAGTTTTTAAAAAACCGAATAAATCAAATTCATAACCTAGAAATTTTGGCATTATATTCTCCAATATAGAAAAAAGAGTTCCACTATTATTTAGTAGAACCCTTCTTTATAGTTATTTATTAAAAACTTAACTAAGCGTTTCCAGAACCATTATTTCCTTTAGGGAATTGAATATTGCTAGTTCTTCCAGCAACTTCCCACCAGTCAACAGAAAAAGTAACATCAAAATCTTGAATCTCATCAGTTTCCCAACTTAAATCTATTTGAGCAATCTCTGTAGGGAAAATACCATTGAAATAGTATTCTCTCAATTTAGATCCATCTTTAGATAATTGAGTAACTGTTCCTGTAGTTTTGTAATCATTTGGAGAAACTAATTGCTGATTATCTACATGACCATTCATATAGTTTAACCACTTCTCTAAATCATTTCTAACAAGAAAATCTTCATCATTGATTACAGTAACTGTCCAGTCAGCAAATTCCTCTCTAGTTCCAGCAACTTTAACCTTTCTTCCCATATAATCAACAGTTAATTTGGTTACAGATGAAGCAGGGATCTGAGATGCTTTACACATAAATTGAAGTTTTTCTCCTGAAGCAGCACCAAGTGCTTCTGGATAATTAAAAGTTACTTTAAATAGACAAGCTCTTGCTCCACCGCCTACCAGTTGTGATTTAATATTCTGTATTGAATAAGCCATTTTTTTCTCCTATTATATTGAACCAACAACTTCACTAAATTCAACATCAGTTCTTACTGCAACAAAATTCAGTTCAATAAAGTTGATACTTCTGGTTGGTTTGATGTAAATATCGCCTATAAATCTATTTTGATCTATGACTTGACCTGTATTATTAGATTCATCACAAACTACAAGGAAATCTGTGATACCTTGTCTTCCTTGAACTTCTTCAAGTAAAGGGATTACAGTGCTCTTAAATCTCTCTCTTGTAAATTCAGTATTCAACTCAAACAAGAATGATCTTGCAGTTCTGGAAATTATTTTCCTTAAAACTATGAACAATCTTCTCACATTAATTCTATCAAAGGCAGAAGGTCTTTTCAACATAGTTCTATCACCATAAAGAATAGCACCCTCTCCTGGGAATGTGGTTACTGAGTTTACACCTAAAGGATAAAGAATATCCCTTTCAGCTTTCTTAGATTTCCAAGCAAGTTTAATAACATTCTTCAAAGATCGACCTCCTGGACTGAACCAAGCAGCTCTTTCAATATCAGTTTCTGCCATTAATCCAGCAGTATCTCCATTGCAAGGAACCCATCTATTAACATTATTATATCTATCAAATTGGTATTTCCAGTTATCATCCATAACCATGAAACTACCTTTTAGATCTTTCAATCCACCAACATTCAAAGATTCTCTATATTCTTTAATTAACTCCATAGGGTTTGCTTTATTTACAACATGATCTTTTTGAGGGGATATAACTCCTAAGCAATCTTGTCTTGAAGAAGCAATGTCAAATATTTTGTTTATCACATTTACATCTGCATCTCCTGCTAGTAGGAAGGAAATATCTACAAGTTCATCATCAACAAACAAATCAAGAGCTTCTTCCCTACCTGCTTGACCAATTGTACCATCTGATCCATCGCTTAAAGAGTAATGCGCAGCCACCAATATATCATCATCAAGAGGTAATTCGTCTACAGATACACTTTTAATAGCATAACCATCAACGTCTGATCCATCAAGGGTAGAACCTTCTAAAAAAGGTTCTTCAGATATAACTGCCAAAATTCCTGTTGAATGATTCCAACTTGAAATTGTCCCAGAAACTGTTGACCCAGAAACTGTTTGAGAAACGTTACCACCCTCAGAGAATGCTGATTCTGGAAGAGCTTCTGCAGAATCTGAAATTGTTGCACTAACTATTTCACCATTTGGATATCCTCCTGATGCAGCCAATCGACTTCCGACTTGATTAAAGTCTCCACTAAAATCTTCTAAAAGTAAGATAGATCCATCCCAAGATTTAACTTTTCCTGATGCACTCCCTAAAGATACAGTAGACCCAACTTCAAATGTTGGAAGAGGATCTGGAAGAGGATCTGGTGGATTTTCAGTGTCATAATATTTTAAATCTGATAAAGCTATTGAAACCTCTTGCTTCTTTAGAGTTAAAGAATAAGTTTCTAAAGTTCCTGGGTCTGAAGCAGATGGTGAATATTTCATCATTAATGAAGATCCACTCCCTTTTAATGAAGCTGCTCCTGTCAAAGAATTATACTCAACATGACTATCAGCATTTTCACCCCAAGCACTCATATTTGCAGGGGCATTTAAAGCATAAACATATTCAGACCTATCATCAATCACTTTCTTGTAATATAATGGTGAACCGTCTTCAGATTTCCCATCAGCAAATTTTGAAAGAAATTCATATTTTTCCAAAACAGTTTCTTTAACTCCAGAAAAAAGACCATCTTCATCTATAACAAGAATATGAAGTTCGTCAATTCCAGGAGCATCTGAAAATAAAGAATTATATGCCCAATCGTCAAAAGTTGAACTATCAGCAAGACTCACTTTCAAACTGTTCCCAAGTTCCCCTGGATATCTTGCTGCCCAAAGAGCACCTGAAAGTGCAGCAGCACCTTCTTCATAATCTTCTTCATTCATTATGAGAACACCAGAACCATTAGATGTTGAATTGAGAGCATCTATCAATAAGTCTGGACCAGACCTTCCCAATGCTCTGGAAACATACAAAGCTCCTGAATATGCTAGAAAATTCTTTGCTGTGAACCAATCAGAAGCATTATCATTATTTGGTTTTCCGAAAACATCAAGCAAGTCTAGCTCATCTGTAACCAAAACCAATTTCTGTGCTGGACCCCATTGGGCATGCATAGCAATTCCACCTTCAGTGGAAGCAACAGCTGGTGTAACTGTTGTCAAATCTATTTCTCTTGTTATAACACCTGGACTTAATAATGATGCCATACTTTTCTCCTTTTTATAAAACAAATAAAAATATATTTTTGTTCAAAGGTATTTATAAAATGGTAGATTTTCAACGAACAGTGAACCAAACAGTTCCTTCAGAATCTGTAAAAGTCTCTTCCTCTTCTCCATTTACGACAAATCCAGGAGGTAAAGTGGATTCCATTATCTCTTGTTCTCTCTCTTTTTCTAACTTTTTTCTAAT